TATTGATGATCCGCACTCGGAGCAGACGGCGATGTCGGCGGCGGGTTTTGATGATGCGTGGGATTGGTACACGGGCGGGCCACGTCAGCGGTTACAGCCGGGCGGGTCGATTGTTATTGTCCAGACGCGTTGGTCGGAGAAGGACTTGACGGGTCAGTTATTGCGGTCGATGGCCAAGGATCCTTTGGCGGACCAATGGGAGGTAGTTGAGTTACCGGCCATCTTTGAGGACGGGACGCCGTGTTGGCCGGAGTATTGGAGTCTTGAAGATTTAATCGCGGTCCGCGCATCGATACCGACGAGCAAGTGGAACGCGCAGTATCAGCAGAATCCCACGGGTGAGGAGAATGCGATCATTAAGCGTGAGTGGTGGCGGGTGTGGGAGAAGCCTGAGGTACCCCAGTTAGAATTTGTGATTCAGAGTTATGATACGGCTTTTTCCAAGAAGGAGACGGCGGATTACAGTGCGATAACGACGTGGGGGGTATTTTATCCAAATGAGGGTGGTAGTGGACCCAATTTAATTTTATTAGACAGTAAAAAGGGACGGTGGGATTTCCCGGAGTTGAAGGAAAAGGCGTTGGAGTTATATAATTTTTGGGAGCCGGACACGGTTATTATTGAGGCGAAAGCGAGTGGTACCCCCTTGACACAAGAATTACGTGCGCAGGGGATTCCTGTTGTAAATTTCACGCCGAGTCGTGGTAACGACAAGTTAACGAGGGTGCACAGTGTGTCACCTTTGTTTGAAGCGGGCATGGTTTGGATTCCGGACGAGACGTGGGCGGACGAGTTGGTGGAAGAGGTTGCAGCCTTCCCTAATGGGGAGTTTGATGACTTGGTGGACAGTATGACTCAGGCGCTTATGCGGTATCGGCAAGGTAATTTCGTGCGGTTGCCCACAGATGACTGTGAAGATGATGAAATTTCTGCTAAAGTACGAGTGTATTATTAACCGTATAGAATGGAAAGCCTGCGTATGAACAACACTGCAGTGAATATGGGAGCAGGCGGCTTTGTCTCTTATTTTGAGAACGGGGGCGCCACTGTTATTTTAGACCCGTCCGGAGACAGTAATCAAGAGGTTCTTGAAGAGCCTGATTATTCCGAGCAGGGTGTTGGTTCCTTTTTAGCCGATCAGTTTATGTCGATGGTATCGGACGCTGAGGGGTTCCCTGCGGACGAGATCCGCGCTTCGGGGCGCCACAACTCTGTAAACCGTGACGAATATTATCCGGAGGGTCCGACGTTCTTTGAGAAGTTGGCCTCGGACTATGATTATCCTGTCGAAAGACTGCAAGACGGTAGCGTGGGCATTGCCCCGTTGGCGGGCAGGAAGCGCATGGAGGTTCCGCGCTCTGATCTACCCAAGGCACAAGAGCTGGAAGACGCACGGGGTCACATGTTGGCATCGGCGATGGTGGCCAGTCAATATGGTCCCAAGACGGCGGAGTCGGTTGGTAACCTCAACGAATATAAAGACGTGTTTACCCCGTTTGGTAATTCCCAACACAAGGAAATGGACACGCGCAACAATGCGGTAGGGATCAGCTTGTTTAAGAAAGCGGGCATTGGTGCTTCTCCGGCGCAACTAACCAAGATGGTTGATAGGCGTATTTTTGAACAGTTGAATATAATTCTGGGTAGAACGCCATCAGAGCGGGCGGCCCCGGCTGGAAAGCCTAAGTGGCGTAAAAATTTCCGCAGTCCCAAGGAGGGTCCTGATGTATACTTCCCTCGAGAAAAATCCGGTCATTTCGTAAAAGACCACAAATTTTAGGAGCGTCCATGGCAAACGGGAAAACAAACGCGGGGTTGATGGCTAGAAACATTCCATCTCAGATGAGCATGGAAGACATGTCCGCTGAAGTTGAATTAGAGCTGCCGTCTTCACAAAACGATGTGATGGCGATGCTGGGTGCTGACGAAGCCGTCGACATTGAGATCACCGCCGAAGACGACGGTGGGGTAGTGGTTGATTTTGATCCTACCGATCAACGGGGTGAGAACCTTGAGTTTGATGCTAACCTTGCTGAAGAGATTCCGGACCGGGAGCTGCAGAGAATTTCCTCTGAGCTGTTGGGCGAGTTTGATGCTAACAAAGCCAGTCGCCAAGATTGGGAAGAAGCGTATTCCGACGGCCTTGAGCTATTGGGCTTTAGTCACGAAGAGCGCACACAGCCTTTCCGTGGTGCCTCGGGTGTCACGCATCCTTTATTGGCAGAAGCGGCCACTCAATTCCAAGCACAAGCCTTTAATGAATTACTCCCTGCGTCGGGTCCTGTTCGGACTGTCGTGATGGGAAAGAGCACGTCGGCCAAGACACAGCAGGCGCACCGCGTTAAACAATTCATGAATTATTACATTACTAACGTAATGGAAGAATATACGCCAGACATGGATCAAATGTTGTTCTTCTTGCCGTTAGCGGGTTCTACTTTTAAAAAGACCTATTACGATGGGACACTAGACAGGGCGGTTTCCAAGTTCGTTCCTGCGGAGAACTTAGTTGTTCCGTATGAGACCGCGGACCTCGCCTCATGTCCTAACATTACCCAAGTTGTTCGCATGTCGTTAAACGACTTGCGCAAGCGACAGGTTGCTGGAATTTACTTAGATGTTGAGGTGATTCCCTCACAGAAAGAATTGACATCACTTTCGGATGAGATGGATCGTATTGAGGGTGTGGACGCCAATCAGATCGATTATGACTGCACGATATTAGAGTGTCATGTTGATTTAGATCTTGAAGGCTACGAAGACATTGATGACGAAGACGAGTTTACGGGCATTAAAATCCCCTATATTGTCACTATTTCCGAGGACAACGGACAGGTCTTATCTGTTCGTCGCAACTATCTCGAAGAGGACATCCTCCGTAAGAAGATCAGTTATTTCACACATTACAAGTTTCTGCCGGGCTTCGGCTTCTACGGTTTAGGCTTGATACACACTATTGGTGGTTTGTCAAGAACGGCGACTTCTGCACTTCGACAGTTGATTGATGCCGGTACGCTCTCTAATCTACCCGCTGGTTTCAAGGCCCGCGGGCTACGGATCAGGGATGACGACGAGCCGCTACAGCCCGGTGAGTTCCGAGATGTGGACGCACCCGGTGGTGCTATTCGCGACAGCCTGATGCCGTTACCTTTTAAGGGTCCTGATCAAACATTGTTCCAGTTATTGGGCTTTGTGGTGGATGCCGCACAACGGTTTGCCACGATCACTGATCTTAAAGTAGGGGACGGTAATCAACAGGGCGCCGTTGGTACTACGATGGCGATGATGGAGCAAGGCGCACGAGTAATGAGCGCGGTGCATAAGCGTTTGCATTATGCGATGCGCCAAGAATTTAAAATTCTAGCACGAGTGATGTCGGAGAGTTTGCCACAGGAGTATCCGTATTCGGTTCCCGGTGGTGATGAAACGATCATGCGTGAGGATTTTGATGATCGCGTCGACGTTATCCCGGTTAGTAATCCTAATGTATTTAGTCAAGCACAGCGTATTATGTTGGCTCAGACTAAGATGCAGCTCGCGGCACAAGCCCCCGAAATACATAATATTCACGAAGTTTACCGTGATATGTACGAGGCGTTGGGTGTTGCGGACGTGGATCGTATAATGAAGTCGGTGCCGGTGGAAGAACCTGAACCCATTGATCCCGCGCAAGAGAACATAAATGCGTTAGACATGTTGCCGTTGAAAGCCTTTGAAGGTCAGGATCACGAGGCGCATATTAAGGCGCACTTGATTTTTGGCACAAGCCCTATTGTGGGTGGAATGCCGCCGGTAGCGATGACGGTTCAGAAGCATGTTATGGAGCACGTACAAATTTCAGCACGAGAACAAGCCGCCGTATCATACTTGCAGCAGGTTAAGGAAGCGGGTGGTAAGCCCGCCGACGAAGAACAGATGCTAGAAGTAGAGCGCCTGACGGCCCAGTTTATTGCAGAAGGCCTACAAGGTGTGAAAACCTTATCGGGTGAGTTGTCTGGTGCTGGTGGCCCTGATCCTTTAGTTACGCTGAAGGAGAAGGAGATTCAAGTTAAGGCGGAAGGCGACGCGGCTGACAACCAGATTGATCAAGCCAAGCTTCAGCTCGACGAACAGAACCAAGCAATGCGCTCTGAACAATTTGGTGAGCGGATCGCGGCACAAGAAAGACAAACAGCAGCTCGTATCCAAGCCGCGATGGATAGAGAACTTGTTAAACAACAGGATCGAGGAGATTCACAATGAAAGATCGTAAAATAAAAGTAAACGGGTCTGCGCCCGGCAAGACGCCCAAGGCAGTAGGCTACGCTGACATTAAAGGCCAAGGCCGTGTTCCTTACGGAAAAACAGCCCCAGCGCCCTGCGCGGGCGGTCTTACCGATTTTGATAACACGTCGCGTAAAGTAAAGACACGTGGCACCGGTGCCGCAACCCAAGGCTGTTACCACATGGGTTACTAAAATGCCTTTGAAGAAGGCACCTAAGAAAAAAACTAAGTGTAAGGTCGTTAAAAAGGCAAAAGGTGGCGCGATTAAAACCTTTAGCCCTATAGCGAGACCGCAGCGGTTTGATGGAGTGTACTGATGGAATATAATTTCGATAATATCAACTTTGCGCCGGGTTCTCTTGGCGACTTAGAATTTGGGCAGGGCGAGACGTGGCCTCCGGTTAACATCTCCCCGGGCCAGCCACAAGTTCCCCTGCCAGCTTTCACCCCTGCAGGTCAGGGTGGTGGCGCGGGCAACGGTCCCGGCTTTAACCCGGGTGGTTTCAACCCGGGTGGTTTCAACCCGGG